ATCTAGCGGTTTTGATGTAATTGTAAATGTAGGATTAGGAACAGCCGATGACGAACAAAAAATCAGTTTTCTCCAAGCTATTGCACAAAAGCAAGAAACTATTTTGCAGACTTTGGGAGCAGACAATCCAATTTGCAGTTTACCTCAATACGTTAATACCTTACGACAAATTACCGAAATTGGCGGATTTAAAGATGCAAATCAGTTCTTTAATGCACCTCAAGCTGTGCAGATGCAAATGCAAATGCAACAACAGCAAAAGCAAGGGCAAGAAAATCCAGTAGCACAAGCAGAGATGCAAAAGGCTCAGGCTGAGATTGAAGCAAAGAAAATGAAACTAGAGGCAGACATTGCACTGGCTAGAGAAAAGGCGAGTGCTGACATTCAGCTTGCAAGAGAAAAGATGCAGGCAGAATTAGAAATGCGTAGACAAGAATTAACTATGGAAGCTGAGTTAAGAGTAGCTAAAGCGGTCACAGATGCAGAAATCTCAACCAACTTACCGAGAGCATAATTACTTAGGTGACATTTTATTTTTGGTAGCACACTCACAAATGCACCATCACTTTAAAATGCACAAAGTTAAAAAAATTTTTATTCCGCCAGTTAAGTTGGGGCAGTACCGAATATTTTATATGAACTCAAAGCCATATGGTTTTTGCACATGGGGTTGGGTATCGGATGAAGTTTTAGAAAGACTTCAGAGTGGAAATACAATCCTTGAAAAGAGTGATTGGCAGTCAGGTAAAAATTTATATTTTGCGGATTGGGTTAGTCCTTTTGGGCGAACTAGAGAGATGGTTCGGTCTATGAGGGATTTTGTCACAAATACATATGGAACAAATGTAAAAGGTCAATGGTACAGACCATCAAAAAGGAAAAAAGGTTATGCGTTTTCAAATAAAGAAAATACTTGAAGGTTTTGATCCTGCCGACTTAATCGAGCAGTCTATGTATTGCTTTGGATCTGATAGTTCAGACAATGACAATTCAGGTGGCGATGAGTGGAGGGAAGTCTATGAGAGAGAGGCTAATCAAATAACTGGAAACTTTGGTGGGGATCTGACTAATTTAAACACCAATGATGATATGATGAACAGTCCAAATCGTGGTAGATATGCAAGTCCTGAAGCAAGAGATAATTATATTGCAGGGCAAACAGCTATAGCAAATGCGGTGGCACAAGGTGAGCAATTAGGTGCAGGATTAAATAATTATCAGCCTTACACTCCTTCTGCAATGGATGTTCAAGATTTTGCAAGAAGTCAAGATTTCTTTGATGCTAATCCAATGAGTGCAGTAGCAAATGCTCCTTTTACGTCTAGAAGTGCTGACATTAATGTTGGTGCAGGAGATGTTTTTGGATTAAAAAATAAAATAGGTACAAAGTTAAGTCAGGGCGGAACTCCATATTTTGATCCACAAGGGAACATAATTGGAGCAACTGGTCAAACTCCTTTGTTTGGCATACCTTTTTTACCTAATGTTACAACTTATACTGGACTTAATTCAGGCAATCCTTTTGGCGATCCGACAATAGGTGGAGATGATGGGGATAGCAATTCAATGACAGTTGCCCCAACAAGAAATCCAGTTAGCGGACAACCAGTTTGTCCTGATGGCTATAGGTTTGACGATGATTTGCAGGCTTGCAGATTAGATACAACTAGTCCAAATAGACCAAATAATCCTAATCCATTTCCTTCAGGGGATGCTTATTATAGGGCAACGAGTTTAGATCAAGCACCAGTAAATGCACCTTCAGGATTTGACTTTAATTCTGCCAATCAAAACTTTGTAAATAACTTTGCATACCGCCCTGCTAACTTCACAAATCAAATGGGATTAAGTGGATTTACTCCATTTAGAAGATCGTAATGCAAGAAGGTACAGCAAGAGAAGAATTAGAAAAAGGTAATAAAGCTGATATTTTATTAAAAAATCCAGTTTTTTTAGAAATTTTTGAAGGCTTAGAAAACCAGTTTTTAGATGCGTGGAAGAACTCATCTCTAAAAGATGCAGAGGAAAGAGAACGTATTTACTATCTTTACCAATCTTTGAAGGCACTTAAATCAGGCATAGAAAATGTCAGTGCAAATGGAAGGATGGCAAAGGCTCAATTAGACAGACTAATTGGCAAAACTAAATAAAACAAAAGGGAAAATTCATGGAAAATGTAAACTCAAGCGAGAGCAATTCTATATCAGTTAACGAAGCAATAGACCAATTATTACCTCAAGAGGAAGCAAAAGCTAACCCTGAAATTGAGGAAGTAACCGAGCCAGTAGAAGAGGCTCAAGTATCAGAAGCAACCGAGCAAGAGGAAGTCTTAGAAGAAGATATCTCCGATGAAGGCGAAGAAGTAGAAGATACAACCGCTCAGGAAGATGATGCTGAGGAAGTCGAAGAAGAAGTCCAAATGTTCACTGTCAAGATTGATGGTGAGGAAGCAGAGGTAACTTTGGAAGAGGCTTTATCAGGTTATCAGAGAGAGAGGACTTTTCATAAACGCATGAACGAAGTCTCACAAAAGAGCAAAGCGGTAGAGGCAAAAGATGCCGAAACGAAGCAGTTGAGAGATCAGTATGCGGAAGGACTTCAGCAATTAGAACAAGCATTAAAAGTGCCTGAGCCTAATTGGGAAGAACTGCGAAGAACTAAGACCAATGATGAGTTTGCAAGTATTCATGCCGAATACCAAATTCAACAAAATAATTTAGCTAAAGTTCAACAGCAACAGCAGGCAATTAAGTCTCAACAGCAGGCAGAACAACAAGCACAATATCAGAACCACTTAAAATCTGAGTTTGATACAATGCTTGATAAGATCCCTGCATGGAAAGACGAGAAAGTCAGAGATGCTGAGAGGTCAAAAGTGATCTCATATGCTAAATCCCATATGGGTTACTCAGATGATGAAATTGCTCAGGCAAGTGATCATCGTGCAATCGTAACTCTGCGGAAGGCAATGTTGTATGACGAGTTAATGGGTGGCAAAACTCAAGCCAAAAAGAAGGTTAAGGTTGCCCCAAAGATGGTCAAAGCAGGAACTCCTAAAACTAAGTCTGAAGTTGTATCGAAACGTAATCAAGACATGGTTAATCGTTTCAACAAAAATAGCACAATAGAAGGTGCTATCGAACTACTTTTAAATAAACAATCAGCCTAATAGGAGAAATCGAATGGCTTTATTCCAAACTTCAAATGCTGTTGGTGAGCGTGAGCAACTAGCAGACATTATTTATAAAATTGATAGTGATGAAACACCAATTTTTTCACTAGCAAAAAAAGAAACAGTGAATGGCACTTTAGTCGAATGGCAAGTTCAGGAACTAGCTTCAGCAGGACAAAACAGTCTTTCTGAGGGCGCAGATGCTACATATAGCACTCCCACCCCAACGACAAGGCTTAATAATTATTCTCAGATCTCAGGGAAAGACTTCTCTATCTCAGGAACATTGGAAAGTGTTGATAAGGCAGGAAGAGCGAAGGAAAGTGCGTTAACTATACACTGAAATAGCGTACTATAAATTGGGAGAATTTCTGGAAAGCCTAAGTCAAAAGATAAGGTAATCAGAAGCCGAGCCTCAATAGAGGAAGGTTCAACGACTATCCGCAAGGAGTACACTCAAGCGAGTGGAAGCACCCAACACTTTCTCAGCAAAGTGATGATATAGTCTGATCTATATAGAAATATATAGCAGTCCGAAAGGGCGGTTCTAGATTAGCGAACTAGAGCGAACACAAAATGATCAATCAGTGTTAAAAGGACTTGAGTTAAGAAGAGACATCGAGAAAATTGTCGGAGATCTTAACGTAGCTAAGTCAGGTTCTGAGCCTCGTAAGTCAGCAACTTTAGTGACATGGATGACAAATGGAGATGCTACTCCTTCTGACATTTCATTTGGAACTGGCGATGGATCTGATGTTGCAGATTTAACTGGAACTGAAGCCTCTTTAACTTTAGCCAAAATTGACAATGCTGTAACTCAAGCATGGCAAGATGGAGGTAAACCTCGTGTTTTGGTCTGCGATGCCACGAATAAATCGAATATTTCTGACCTCAGTCAGGCAGGAACAAATCTTGTTACAAATCAGGTAAACACAACTGCGAGTTCTGCTCCTGCATTTGTTGGATCTGTATCAGTTTACTTAACTGACTATGGAACACTTGATTTAACTCCATCAAGATTTATGTCAGATGACAAGTTATTCATTATTGATCCTGATCATATTAAGATCGGAACTCTTAATGGAAGAAACTTTTCAAAGACACAGCTTGCACAAACTGGAGATGCAATCAAAGAGCAAATCATTTGCGAATGGGTATTGATGCCAACAGCACCAAAAGCACATTCAGCAGTTATTGGTTTATCAGGTTCTTAATAACTAACTATGAGGGGGCGATTAATTTCGCCCTTTCTATTTTTAAGGGAAAACAATGTCGAGATTAATATCAAGAAATCCATATTCAAAAAAAGAAACTTTTTGGCATGACAATAACGATGGCACTTACACCATTGAGACAAAACAACATATTAAAGAAGTTTTGGATGCTAACAAAAGAAAGTCTAATGACTATGAAAAAGGATCAATGATTGGGAATACTCAGAAGCATTGGCAACATATAGCAGAAATACCTAACAGTTTATATTTGGAACTTACACAAAAGTTTGGAGATCCAAGTAACAACCCTGAAGCCTCTAAGAAGTGGCGGACATGGCTTAACGATAGTGACAATAGATTTTTTAGAACTGGCGGAGGCTCAATGTGAGTATATCAACATATTCTGAGTTAAAAACTGCTGTAGCTAATTTTTTAGCTAGAACAGATTTAACTGATCAGATACCTAACTTTATTCAGTTAGCTGAAGCAAGATTATCTAGAGAATTAGAAACTAGAGATCAGGAAAAAAGAGCAACCGCAACTTTAACCAGTGGCGATGAGTTCATAGCACTTCCAACCGATATGCGAGAAATCAGGGAAATAAAATTAAATACGTCTCCGAATGTCGTGTTGGAATATAAAAGTCCTACAGCCTTAGATACAACTTACACTGGTGCTTCAGGCAGACCAGTTGCATATTCTATTGTTGGCGGAGAGTTAAAGGTCAGACCAATTCCTGACGATAGCTATACAGCCGAAATAATCTACATAGGAAGCCTTAGTGCCTTATCAGATACTAATACAACAAATGTGATGTTAACTCGTCACCCTGATGCTTATTTGTCAGGTAGTTTAGTTGAGGCTTACACCTATTTAATGGATGAACAAAGGGCATCTACATATGATGCCAAGTTTACAAGATCTATAGAAGAGATAAGAAAAGACGAACAACGATCTCACTATGGAACTGGTGCTTTGCACATATCATCAATCTACGCAAAAATGTCATCATAGGAGAAATAAATGTCGGCAATGTCAGATTATCTAGAATTAAAATTTCTAGACCACTTTACTGGAACAGCATCAACTTCTGCACCTTCCGCAGTCTATTTAGGACTATCTACTGGTAGTTTAGCTGATGACAATTCAGGAACAGAATTATCAGGAAATAACTACACAAGAAAAGCTATAACTTTTGCTTCTGCATCTTCAGGATCAATAGCAAGTAACAGTGCAGTTGAATTTAATAGTGCAACTGGCTCATGGGGAACAATTTCTCATTTTGGGATTTATGATGCTAGTACTTCAGGAAACCTTTTATTTCATGGTGCGTTTTCTGCATCAAAAGCAATAGCAAGTGGAGACATACTAAAAGTAGCAAGTGGTTCTTTAACAATTTCTGCTACATAATTTAAGGCTTTATTATGGCTTTAGGTATTCCAAATCTAGATCAGATTACGCAAACTTTAGATAGTATTTCAGGAAGTTTTGATAGCAATTCTGATATGCTTAAAATTGAGTGGTCTAATCCAACTCTAGATCAATTAGATAGTTGGGGAAATATAGACAGCCTCAATGCTTTAGGTAATATCGACAGCCTATCAAGTCTTGCAGTGTTGCAGGCTTCGGCAAGTATTTCTACAAGTGCTAGTGTAAGTGCTGAGATACAATTTGCTATTGAGGTTGAAGGATCTGTTTCGACCAGTGCAAGCACAAGTGCAAGTGCTGTTAAGATCAGGACTGCTTCTGCAAGTATTGCGACTGCTTCGACAGTTACATCAACCCCTATTAGAATTAGAACTATGGGGGCAACGACTGCTTCGGTTGGATCTATATCAGCGACAGCTAATTATACAGTTGGGTTTGGTGCGAGTATAAGCACAAGTGCCACGATCTCAGGATCAGCAATCAGGGTGCAACAGCCTTCTGCGAGTGT